CATTAGCAACGGCAGATCAAATCCACGCATTCGTAACTGGACAGGGCTATACAAGTAACGCAGGCGATATTACAGGAGTAACCGCTGGCGATGGTTTAACGGGAGGAGCTACAAGTGGGACAGCTACTTTGAATGTCGTTGGTGGTGATGGAATTACAGCAAATGCGAATGATATTGCTATTACTGCCGGACAAACAACTATTACATCGATCTACAATACGGGGTTACTTATTGGTCGGTCCTCATCCGACATGCATATTGATTTTGGGAATTCGACCGGTTATATTTCTATTAATCATAATACTACAGAAGAATTTAGATTTACTGATGGCGGTGCTTTCCATGCCGATGATAATATAACAGCATATTCTACAACAGTTGCATCAGATCGAAGGTTAAAAAGAGAAATACAAAAAATAAATTATGGTTTGAAAGATATTTTAAAATTAAACAGTGTTCAATTTAATTGGAGAGAAAAAAGAAAAGGTAAACATGATATAGGGTTTATTGCTCAGGAAGTTCAAGAAATAATACCTGAAATAGTAAATGAAATACCTGATTTAGAAAATAAAGATAATAAATATTTGGGAGTAGAATATTCTAAGGTTGTTCCTATTTTAGTTGAAGCTGTAAAAGAACAACAAGAACAGATAAATAAACAGAATGTTGTTATTGATAAGCAACAAAAACAAATTGATGAATTGAAAAAAATGAATGAAGAAATGATGCGAATGTTTAAAGAAATAAATAAATAAATTAAATAAATATATATGGCGGGAGTTGGAACAACAAATATAAGTTTAAATAGTTTAAGGACGGCTTGGGGAAATGCTGGTTATGCGGGTGGTTCTGATCCTGGATCAACAAATATATCTTTATCTGAATTTCGTGGAGCAACATTTACAGGAGGAACCTCAGTACCAAGTTCAGGAGAGATTTCAATCAACGATGATTTTAAAGGAAAGACATTTGGGACTTCATCAATAGTATATAATACAGGTAGTTTCAGAGTATATGATAATTGGTCGGCATATTCCACAAAACTCAAAGGGACAACAGGTTCTTCAACATTTACGGGTAGTACCACCGCAAATAAAAGGGCAAAATTATATAGTAGTCATAGTAGTTCTTATCCTTATTCCATTATATTATTAACACCAAATGCCACGAATAGTTCAACTTCTCCCGGAATAATTGTAGACCGCTCTAATTCTAATGCTGTTGACGAAGTAACGGTTTGGTTTAGAGTTGTTTCTCATAATGGTTATAACCAAGTTCAAATGGGTATTGTTGCGAAAGATATGACCTTAAATAATTGGAGTACTCAAAAATCATATTTACATAATAAACATTCTACTTATTGTGATAGATTATGTTTTCACGGTGCTGGTTATCATAATTATGCTGGTTCTAGGGACGATATAACAAGTAGCAGTACTATTGTTAGTCCTCAGTATAAGTCGGGGACATATGGTTCTAATTTAACAACAAATTTTCACAATAGAACTGGGGCAACGGGAGGTACAATGAGATCATATAATGCTGCTTCAGCTCCTTCGGGGGGATATAATATGTATTTTTTCAAAAATTCATATTATAATTATAGTGATTACCGTGGATCATCTAAGAATCCTAACCATGGTTTAAAAATAAAATGGTATGAGACAACATTACAAGTAAAATTAGAATCTGGAAGCAGTACAATTCTCCCTGTTTCTAGTAATTGGACAGCTTCTAATTTAACGGATATATTTTCAGGTATGTATGTTTCTGGAACTGGGATACCAACTGGACAGGGTGCTTTTATAGGAGATATACATACTAATTATATGGTATTATATAAAGGGAAAGGAACAACTTCTCTTACTAAATTAGATGCATCATCGACCCAATCTAGTACTACTCTTACAATAAGTGGTTATTTATATTGGACACTAACTACTGGTCATGATAGTTCTAATTCTAATACGAATTATGTAAATCCTAAAATAATGGGACCTCCGCACACTGTTTTACCAAAATACCAAGCAGCTAGTAATGGGAGTACGAGCTCTGTAGAGATTGATGAATGGGCATTTTTTATAGGAGATACGGCTGGAGCAACTAACAACTATTTTGATTATGATTTAAGGAATACAGACCCTGGTGGAACCGCATTTTCTTATTCTGTTACATATGGGTCTGGTACTGTACCCTCTGCGGCAACATATGAATTTGGTATGAAGAATACCGCCGGTAGTTATACTATTTATGAATCAAATGCTAGTACGGTGAGTAGTATTACTCCATCCGGTAGTGGATATAACCATACTGGTATGGCTAACAATAATATTAATTGGAGATATTATTCAATGGGACTTAAATGGAAAATAATAAATGCGGGTAAAATAGTTGGTGTAGGTGTAAATGCTAGATATGGTGGACATATAAGTGTTTTTATAAATAATTCAAATACAGCTGCTTCAGGTGGGAGTAATATAGATGTTAATGGAAACTCACTTACAAGTAATACTATTAATTATAAATATACATTATTAGCTAACCCTATATCTGTATCTGCGAATGATATTGTTCAGATAATTTTTAAAAATACTACTGGTGGATATTGTTGGCATTATGTTAGTGCTTTTGATTATGTAAATACTTCTAGTGGTAATTTACAGGTTCAGGGGGCTGGATATAAATCTACTGGTAATACTGTTACAACACCGTCAAGACCTACAAATAATCTAATTTATGGATATGGGGCAACAGATCTTATATTTTTACCTGATTAGTATAAAAATTATAAAAAAAATATTATAAGTATTAATGGGTTTTATAGGAGGATATCTTTTACCTAATGAAGGTATAACAGAACTAGACCGTATAGATGCATATTATATTATTGATGATATAATTTTTATAGCAGATAAAACAACCGAAAATGATTTTGAAGTTAAAATAACTATTAGTATTTATCCTAGTATTGAAGATAGAAATGCAAGGATAAATCTATTAGAAACGGACGAATACACTACAGTAACTACTCGTAATAATATTACTAATACTGATAATATATTTGAAAAATATTACGTAATTATAAAACCAATGATAATAGATCGTCTAAAGCCAATACTTAATATTAAATTAAATAGAGATACTCATGATGAAATTCCATCAGAATATTTAGAATATTGTACATTAACAGATCATATATAATATATTTTTTAAAAGAATAATATTAAATTAGTAATTTTTTATTTTTTATCATAGTTATTTCAAATTCATAAGAAATATCTGAATTATTATTATCATATAAAACATTATTAACAGCCCATAATTGTGCTGTTAATCTATGTAATTTAATTGGATTAAAATATTGTTGTTCTATACCATCATTTGGCGTTTTATAGTGTAAATATTCTCCATGTCCTTCTTTTAATTGTATTCTTTCTATAATTTCTCTTCCAGAAGAATTTTTTTTGCATGCTACACTTGGGATTTCGGGTATAACAAGATCAACATATTGAGAATCAAAATTAGGCATTTTGTTTGATATTGCTTGTCTATTACTACTTTTAATTTTGGTTGGTGAAAAACCAAATAATCTAGCAGCCCCTCTTGTTACACTATTATAGTCCCATAATATTTCAAATTCTTCCTTCTGGATATGTTCACCTGTAGTTGTATCTTGGGTTGTGGCTTCGGCGGAATCAAACTCAAATAAAAATTTAGCCCCAGAACAATTTACATTTTCACTTTTAAGAGGTCCATTGAAAGGATAAATTTGTAATTGTTCGTTATCTGATTTAAAATTAGTATCTAAAAATTGAACTCGAAAACTATTATCAGTTAAACCGAGGGGTGGTAATTTGTCAGGATCGCCAGAACTACTTCGGTTTGGTTGATTCCCAGTCCTAGGTAACCAAGGACTCCATTGCCTTTCTAATGAAGTTGTATATACAGTACTAATTTCACTTGTACTTAGTCTATTAAAACCCGTATCTCCGTCGCTATATGTAGCAAAATGGGCATTTTTCTTTTGTATATCGGATCTACTTTCACTTATACTTGTATCTTCTTCATCATAATAACCATTAAATTTCTGAAATACTTTAGCTAAATCTTCGGCCGTATATACACCTGGATTTATAGTAATAGTAAGGATATCAGAAACACTTCTAGATGTTGAACCATCTATTTTAACAGTATTTGTTCTCGTATATTTTATAACATTATTAGTACTATTTACATTATAAGGGGGTGTTCGAATTGTTGATTTTAATAAACGGAATCCTATAACATTTTTAAATATATCGTAATTTGTTGTTATTTTTTCTTGGTAATTTTCAGTTGGTTCATCTTCTAAATCGAATAATACAGTAATGTTTGATGTATTAAATTTTCGGCCGTCTCCATCATCCCCCTGATAATAATTATGCGAATCAATTACAATATTTTTTTTTACTATATCTCTATTAAATAAAAGTTTTTGATTTTTTTCAAAATCTTCTAATTTCGTCATATTCATAAAAGTATTGTTTGGTCTATTATACACTTCTTCTTCTGATGAAGAATCATCACTTTCATATTGTTCTTGTATAAATATATTATCCATTTATTCTATTAATTATATTATTTATTTTTCTTTAAATTATTAATTTTTTTAATGATAGCTTCCCCAACCTTGGCAGTTATATCAACGTGAGTATTATATTCTGGAAATAAATTAGGAGCATATTCTATTTCATTGACATAATAGTCTCTACAAATATTTTTATTATTTAAACAACATCCAAAATCAATCCGTAATAAAAATGGTACTCCTGTTTTATCTTTTGGAATAACATTTAATACTTTTCTGGCTGTAGTTTTTAATTTATTAATTAATTTATCATCTAACTCATCCGGTATTTCATCATGATGTTCAAAACATTCTTCATCATATTCACTTTTAGGATAAGCAAATTTTATTTTTTCAAAACCCGATACTCCTAATGATTTTGGATCTATCATAGTCCCTAATGAATGAGAATATTTTCCATTTAACCAATATGTTCTAACTTCATAAAATTTTTCAAATTCGGGAACAAAGTCTTGAATAAGTAAAAGAGGTTTTTCAATCCGAACTTGTTTTTCTATTTTATTAATATAAGTTTGAAATTGTTTATTGTTTTTCATAACTTTTACACGATCCCACTTTTTAAATCCGATACCAAAACCACCTGGTTGAGGTTTTGTGATAAATGTATTTGTTTCCCATTTTTCACATTGTTTATTTATTTTATTTAATAATATTGGAACATTCATTTTATCTTTAATTTGAAAACCAATAGTATCAACTACAGGAATATTATTTTTCCTTAAAGTATCTGTATATAATTTTTTATTTAATACAAACTTCTGTAATGATAAAGGCTGTAATACTATCGCAGAAGTTTTTTTAACTAAGTCATTATATTTTTTATATGATTCCGATTTTTTAGTTTGATTTGTATAATAGTATGCTTCATACAATCCTATTATATAATCAAATTCATTAAATTTTTTTAAATTAATATCTTTTTTAGTTAGAAATGATACATTCTCTTTTGAAAATTTCTTAACATAATATGCTACTGCAATATCCGAACCTAGACCGAAATAATTATCATCCCATTTCTCTTTACTTAAGTTAAATGTTTTATCATCAATATCTTCTAACCATTCGGGAAAATTTTCTTCTGAAATAGCATCCGTGTTTATACCTACAATAATACCAATATTAATCATGATTATATTTATATTATAATCATATAAAAAATTAAAAATATATATAAATAATAAAATATCTTCTCACCCTTCGTCGACCTCTGCTCAGCAATATATATCCAAAAAGGGATTTATAGAAAGTAATATATTAAATATGTAATTGAGTTTTTCTTCGTACTCATCCATATTCGAATCACCATTTTTGAATTCATAGACTACTTTAATACTTTTTTCCAACTCAAGTGCTTTTTTATTATTAGATCCTCCCGTTTGAAAATATCCTGAAAGTATATTATATAAAAAATTTCCATAATCTGTAGTTGATAATATATTGTGGTTTGAGTCTTTAATATTTTGTTGCACGTATAAATCTCTCAAAAGGGCTCTATAATGTTCTATTAACTTAGTTATGACGGTCTGTCGATTTGTCGTGCCGATCATACTAGAGATCCATCGACATCTAAAGTAATACTTATATAAATCACTACCATGTCGTTGCCCTTTAACATTCGCCTGATCGCCGACCTCGTCGTTTATAAAACTTTTTATAAAGTGCCATTTGCTCAATAACTCGAACATATTCATAATTAAATGGTTCCATTGATTAAATGCAGCCGCTTCCTTCGCTTCCGCCGCATCCACCACCACATCCGCCGCTTTCGCCGCTTTCGCCGCAATTTTCCCAAATAATTCATTAGCATATTTCTCGCTAATATTACAAAAAATGAATGCGTTTTCTCTTACTTTTACATCTTTCAATTTTATCCAGAATGCCTGATTACCGTTCTTAAATAAATGAGAATATATAAGGATCCATTCATCTGAGTCCCCTTTATGATAATCTATGATAAAACACTGGAAAGAATGGGGGATGATCTTGTTATTTACATCCTGAGTTTCAGCCTGAGTTTCATCCTTCTTCCTGAATGGCGCAAAAGAAGCATCGTTTTTATTACTAAACATTTTGATATGTCTGGATTCTCTTCCTTCGGGAACTAAGTAAAGCTTGGGAACCTTCTCTGGATTTTTTTCAAAAGTCATTAATAATATTGGTGGTTCTTTTTCGTTTGGTCCAGGTTCAATAGTATATTTTGTAGATTCTGTGGGTTTCGTGTTTTTTTTGTGCTCCCATTCTACTTCTGTAATCTCCTTATTAGTTCCGTTGTAAGTATTGATTATTCCTGAATTTTTTGGTATTTTTATTCTACATCCTTTATAAAAGTCCTCCTCCGAACTAGCATTACTATCTAATATTAGTGTTCCCGCCATTTTTCCCGTGATGTGCTTAGGATTATCGGGTTTATGAATCTCATCATGAATATCAACTTGTTCTTTTATAGTCTTGAATATATCAGATCCCTGTGACATATCTGGTAACATTCCCTCATCACCACTAACCATTTCTATAAGAGATTGAGTTGCATTGCTAACATCATCGGCATTCTCAGAATCTATTTTTTTCTTGATTCCCCCTACAATATCTGGGATATTGAGTTCTAAACCGTTCGGAACCCACTGTCCCTCCATCTCTCCATCAAAGAGATCGCTCGAGGATATAAACATCTGTCCATGTTCCTCGCCCCGACCGAGCTCATCATTCACTATGGAAACGCCGGCCCGCGTCAGCGCCACGGCCTTATTCCAATCCTTCTTCGCCGCCGCCGCCCCGAGGGCGTCCTTATCGACATTCTTCAACTCGTTTAGGGTGCCCAGGGTAGTCATCACCATTAGCAAGATGTTTTGCGCGCGATTTGCTTCTTCTTCGGTTTCTTCTGCGTCACCTATATCCTTGAGCATTTGTTTTAATTTTTTAGCGAGTTTTTCGGAGTGTTCTTTGACCGACTTCTTCCCGCCTCCCACCACCGCGGGAAAGGACTTCGGTGCTCCTCCTCTGAGATGATTATGAACCGATCCCTTCTCCACCTGGTATTCATCTCTAGTTTTATTTTCATCTCCAACTTTTATCAAATTACTTGAATGTTTTCTATGAATATTATGGGGATGGCGCTTTTCATGGTTAGATAATCTTCTATTTCTTTTTTTAGATTTAATGTCCTTTTTTTTCCCCATTAAATATATATATATAAACAATATTTTTATAAAAAAAATTTAATTTATTTTTTCTTCTGTTCTTTCCATTTTTTGCCAATTAATTTCATAATTTCAGATTGTTTCATACCTGGATTTTCTTTCTTTAAAATAGGACTTTGGGCTTTTACAAATTTATTGTATGGTGAGGCCCCTTTTTTTGATCTTTTTGATTTTTTCCTTTCTTTTTCTGGAACAAATGGTTCTGCTTTAGGATTTAGTTTAGATTTTTTTTTATGGACCTTTTGAGGTTTTCCTTCTTCTTTATTACCAAAAAAATTATCTAAACCATAACCTTCTGATGAGTCGGATTTTTTGTATTTATCTTTTTTTGCAACACGTTGGGCACGGTATCCTTTTTCATCTTCTTTCATAAGATCTCCCAAACCGAGGGAAGATGATAAAATATCATCAACTACTTCTAACCTTGAAGATTTGCGACCTTTACGAGCAGTTCTACGACTGGCTTTACGTCCCGCAGAACGACGGGCTTTACGGGCAGTAGAACGGCGGGCTTTACGTCCCGCAGAACGAGCAGTAGAACGGCGGACTTTACGTCCCGCAGAACGAGCTCTACGGGCGGCAGAACGGCGGACCGGTTTTGAACGATTAGATCTTCTACGAGTGTTTCTATTAACCATATTTCTTTATAATATAATCAATATTTTTTTTAAAGATTGACTATTTTTAATGATTTTAAAGCAATTCTAATTTCATTAAGAGATGGTAGAAATGAATCATTAATTATGTTTTTTTTATCATTTTCATCATTAATTTTTTTTAATTTAACATTCTTAAGATCACTTACTTTAATAGCTCTATCAATTGATTTCTTTTGATTCACGGCATTTTGAGGAATACCAATTTTAATCATTTTATCATATTTATTCAGAGGTGGAGGTGGAGGTGGAGGTGGAGGTGGAGGTGGAGGTGGAGGTTTATGTGGTTTTTCTTCTTCTTCAATTATGAGAAATTCTTTTAATTTAATAGGGAGATTAATTTTCCCTTGTATTATATTCCAATTAAATATGATAGTATTGTTTAAAATCCATAGACCAGAAAGATGAATAATAAATGAACCTAATACTCTATCAGGGAAATCATTAATTATACTTTTATTTTGATCATAGAATTGGCAATAATCTGGAACTTTAAAACGCATCCATTTTGAATATTCATTTTGTTTAATAAATTTTTCAATATGATAATTTTTGGAATAATTTTTTTCCGTTTTTTTATAAAATATATGTAAACACTTTTCAATAAAATTTTTAGTAGAATGATCTTTTAAATCTTGAAATGATAAATTTAAATATTTTTTTTTATTATTTGGATATTGTTTAATTGTAAATGGTGAATAAAGTTTTGGAGTTTGAATCATAAAATCATTATTATTATATTGAATTGGAATAAATGAAAAATCTTTTGATAAATGAATTTTTTTTTTAAATGAAATATTATCTTCATTTATAGTTATATCTTTATAATGTAAAATCATTTAAGAAATATAAATATATATATAATAATATACTTAAATAATTATGGAAACGGAAGTTTGCTCTATTTGTGGTGATGATATAAATGAAAGCTACCCACACACTTTAGAATGTAACCATAAATTTCATTATAAGTGTTTATTTTTATCTTTTAAGAGTCTAAATAACTTGGATTGTCCTTATTGTCGATCTAAAAATAATAAATTGCCCTTAGTAAATGGTCTCCGAACTATTAATAGTACTATACATGATATAAGTAATATAGATACATTTGAGAATCATAAATGTCAGATGGTATTAACGAGGGGTAAAAATAAGGGTAAAACATGTAGTAAAGGGTGTTTGTTAGGGTATGATTATTGTAAAATTCATTTACAAAAATATATAAAGGAACAAGGCGTTAATAATAATGTAATAGAAAATGAGTGATATTTGCTCAGTATGTTTAGGTAAGATGGATGAAGATCATATAATTAAATATTTATCATGTAATCATAAATTACATTATAAATGTTATATGGATATTGTATTTAGAGATAATTTATTTATTCAATGTCCAATATGTAGAGTGCGGAATACTAATATTGATAAACCAAATGTTTCACCTAAGAGAAATATAGAATTATTATGTTCTCGAGGAGTTGGAAAAGTGAATTGTAATTGTAAGACAAAAAAAGGTGAAGAATGTAAAAATAAGTCACGATTATTAAATTATGGTATGTGTCATCTACATAATAAGGATATTTTGAAGAAAGAATTATATCCTTTAATGTTTCGATTTATGTATATGATTTTATCACAGAGAAATAGTTGGACAGCTAAAATACATTTATTTGATATTGGTAAAAAGTTAATAATAAAATATTCTGATAAAGGTTCATGTTTAGATGATATATTATTTAAATTTTACGAATATTTTACTATAAGTGAAGAAAAAAGTATAAAGGACTATGGAAAATTATACGATTATTTTATAATAGAAAAACCACCTGATAATTGGTTAAACCATTGTATTGAAAAACATGTATTTATTTAAAAAATTTATTTTTAATCTATAGTAAAAGGTTAACAATAACCGATAAACCTAAGAGACTTAAGAATGATGGGTTAGCTTGAACCCCTTTGAATAATTTGGGCATAACATGAGGCCAGATTAATTTACCAACAATTAAGATTAGTAAAAACTTTAATAATAAAGCAAATACAAGAAACATCAATTGATTTTTCTTTTCTTCTTCTGTTATTGATTCATTAACAATAACAGTCGTAAATCCTTCAATAACACCCATTTATTATTAACAAACATTTTATTTAAGCCTTATTTTCTTTCTTCGGTAGAAGGCTCTGGAGTTTTTCGTAAAATTCTCCAATACCTCTCATTTCCGCACCTCTAAAAGTTCCTCTCGCCGAAGCAACATCAATAATGTTTAATACAATAGCAACATCAGTGGTCATAAAATCAACTTTGACTGGTTCGGATTCCGTTTGGGTTTCTTCAACTACTTCTTTAATATTTTCTTCAGACATTTTTTTAATATATAATAATATTTTTTTAAGTATTTTTGAACTAATTATGAAATTGGTAAATTACCTCTTGCTGGATCTTTAATCCAATCGTATATATTTTTATCTGACCTTTGACTTATTACACCTGGAGCATTATAAGGTGTATTTGGATATGGAGATGATGATCTATTATTATATAAACAATTATTTATAATATCAGAAACACCATCTTTATCCCATGTATCACTATATTTATCGCAGAACATCGGCGAATCTTCATTTGGTATATTGGCTGGTAAATGGAATTGAACTAATTGATTTAGTGTATATGTTCCACTTAAATCTGTGTCAATAGTTTCATTATCTAGATAGAGGATCTTATATTTGCTATTATAGTAATTATCTAACATAACTTGAACATTTTCATCAAACATATCATAATCAGCTAATATACCTTGAGATTTCCATCTTACGTCATAAGTATTTAATATATTATTCAAACTACTTTCATCAATATCAATAAAATTGAGATAAATAGTTCCATCGATAGAGACAATATCCATGACTAATTTATTTGTATAATAACCTTTTATATCATAAATAAAACAGTTAAGGATGCATCTATAATTTCCATTATCATCTTTCATTACATACATATTATCAATTTCTTTAACATAGAATTCTTTACTTGATATCCCTCCAATTTTACTGATAACTATTTTTATAATATCTGTCATTTTTTCATTTAATTGGACCTCCATAGTATCTTTATTCATACTCCATTTTTCTGTTACATTTTTAAGAGATACTTTATCAGCAGAAGAAATATCATTAAATAATTTAGTTAATTTATTTTTTTTAGAAGATACAATATCAGATTCGTCTTCATCTTTTAATTCTCCAATCATAGAGGTTATTTCAATAGTCTTATTATTTTCATTTATAGTATAAAAATAATATAAAACTATAAGAACACCAACAATAATAATTAATGTATTCATATATATAATACAACTATATTTATTATTTTTTGTTGATAAAAAAAAAGTTATTCTTTTTCAATAATTATTAATTCAATAATAAATCTTGAAGAAGAATCAGCCACCCATATAGATGCATTATTCAAATCTGATAAAGTAATATTAAAATCTCTATATCTACCTGGTTCAATAGTCCCCATATAATTTTGCTTTCTTCCTTTATGTATTTTCATCGCCGCCGACGCCGGACCGGCTTCATTTGGTATGAAAAATTTACCATTATAATTATTATTTGTTCCAGTGGTATCGCCTCCAATAGTCCTTGTGTTTATCCCATCAATTTTTAAAAGCATTCCTAAGTTATCAGGGACAGAAACAGAATTAATCTTTATATTATTAGTAACGACTGTATCTACGAATACTTCTGAAAAATTATCTATTTTTAATTCTTCCGGAAGAGTTACAGTATAATTAGTAGTATATTGCGTTAATCCTATTTCTAATAAAAGTGATTTTCTTGTAAATTTATTCTTATATTGAGTATTCTCAAAAAAATTAGTTTCCATTTATTATATTAATTAAATATATATTTATTTTTTAAACCTTTTCATCATTTAGAATAAAATCACCTTTCCTTTCATCAATAAAATTCTTAATAAATCGATAAGATGTTTCTAATTGACCTTTATTTTGTCCTCCTGTAATAATAATTTTACCACTTTTAAACACCGCGATCGTTACTTTCTTACAATCTCCATCTCCATTTCCATCACCTTTACCATTACACATTGTATTACAACAACATATTCCATCACAATTATTTGAGTTAATGTAATACTTAATATTTACACCTGGATAAATACAGGTTTCATAAGTAGAATATATTCCATAATTAATTATTTCATCATGGAGATTCTCTCTTTTTATTTCATATCCTATATCAAAATCACTATTAATTAATACAATTTTACTATTAATTATCTTAACACTTTCATCGAAAATTGAACAATCCGACAAATAATCTATTAAACCATTTACAAGATCATCGCCTTGATTTTCTTTCTTTAGACCTGTTATCTGTATCCTTCCATTATTAAATAATTTAACATTCATTATTTTACCTTCATGGATAACATGTAATGTGGCTTGATTATAAAATATTTTCTTTTTCTTTTTTTTTCTTTTCTTCCTTAGAGCTTTTTCAGAATATCCTTTAGGTGCATTTCCATCACCATATTCTATAAATGGAATATAATCTGTAATAGGAATTGTTTTATATATTTTTTCTAAATCAATATCAGATGATATCTTTAATACAGTTGTTATTGTTGATATCCGAAGATTATCCATAATCAAAATATAATAAAAATATATCTTTAAATAATTCAAATTTTTATTAATTTTAATTTAATTTTATTTGCCAAGCCAATGATAATGGTGGATTATTAATAATTGCGGAGCATCTTTCATAATTATTAAATGTGAAAATTTTATTTTGAAGATTAAACTTTTGAACTAATTTTGTACATCTATTACAACAAACTTTTGTTTTAATTTCTCCACCCTTACTCCATCTCCAAACATATATTTCATAATTCTTGTTTTTTCCTTTATGATTAAGAAATGTTTTAATAGCTTTTTCTTCCGCGTGTATAGATGATTGACAATGGTTTATTCCACAAGGTCTAGATTCCCCCATATCTATAATCCTCTTCTTATTTTTACAGTATATGCACCAAATAACTGAGACATTACAAGAATCGGGGTCATGGAATTTATCAAAACAATAATTATTTTTAAATTTTAGTGGAGGTCTTTGTATAATTATACATTGTGAAAGACTTTCATTTTTCATAATGTTTAATTAAAAATAATTGAATTATTAATATAATAAAAATATATTCAAATTTAATTTAAGCGGTGCTTTCTGCGTCACTTAAATCACTTACAACAAGAGTATCCTGCTTAATTTTAGGAATATTAATTCTTTCATCTTCATCTTCATCTTCATCCTCGCTTTCATCTTCATCATCAGAAGGTTCTAACATACCTAATACTCTATCTTTATTGATATCATCCCCGGGACAATACATATATGTTAAATCTTCCATACATCCTCTAAGGATATTTTTGTCCATGTTAAAAAAATGTCTTTCTTTAATCATTTTTAGAACAGATTCCATCATATCTTCATAACTTCCAATAATAATATTATTATCAGCTATATATTTCGGGATAATTTCATGAGCATTTTCCATACTTACAAGTTTTAAATTATCAATAGTTGGCATTATTTATTAAATAGAATATTTTAAATTAACTTTAAAAAACGCGATTATATTTAAAAAATTAAATAACATTAATAAAATGAATGATAAATGTAATTTAAATTCCATTGAAAGAATATTAAATAAAATTGAGAAAGATAAAAAAACTACAGATGATACATTCAAGAATATTCTTTTGAACGTTGTTAAAAAAGATGAAAGTAAGTTATCATATGAAATATTATTGGGTGAATTATCTGAGGATGAGAAAGATTATTTTATAAAAAATGAAGCTTATAAAAATTATATTTCCCAGTATTCAAAAGAATATATAGAAATGTCTGATTGGTATTATGGTCCTGAACTTCCATATAAAATCTATTTAAAAGAATTTAGAAAAGATAAACAAACATACTTAGATGATAAAGAAAGTATAAAAGAATTATATTCTTTATTCATGTTTTATGGATTACTTCAATATTATTTACCGAGTAACTGAATTAATTTCTTTTTCTTTTTGATATAACATATCTTCTTGAATACTATCTGTATAAAGGATTGAATGATTATCTTTTGGATGTGGGTATTTATAGAACGGATCTATTAAAGAGTCTTCAACATTATTTTCAAAATCAATTATTTTATTATCTGTCATATATTTATCATTAAATTCTTTTTTTTCTTTACATATTGTTGATTTAAAATAATCTTTATCCCTTTTTTCATTTGTCATTTTTAATAAATGAGAATAGAAACCATCTGATGGATTTTCTTGATAATTTAAAGAACTTGAATAGTTTGTTTCTCCTTTAGTGTATTTTCCTGGACAGTTATAGAATATTTCTTCATTGGGTTTAAAGGTTTCAAAAATGTTATTATCTGTGAATAATAAAATAAGGAAAATAATTAGTAAAATTAGAGTATGTGTTTCCATAATATATAAATTATTATTTTTTACATAAGAAAAGAAATAGTAATAGTAATATAATAATTACAATAAATCTATTATCATCTAAATTTTGGAATGGTTCAGTAACACCATCTCCCTCTGCTCCTTCTCCTACATCAGCTCCTTCTCCTACATCATCTCCTTCTCCTACATCATCTCCTTCTCCTACATCAGCTCCTTCTCCTACATCAGCTCCTTCTCCTACATCAGCTCCTTCTGTTGCTTCTCCTTCTCCTACATCTCCTTCAGCTCCTTCTGTTGCTTCTCCTTCTGCTGCTTCTCCTTCTCCCGCACCATCTTCAACACTTTCTTCAGGAGGGGGGGGTAATCCATCGGTTCCTGGGTCAGGTGGTTGCGATCCATCGAGGGCTGGGTCAGAAGGGGGTAATCCATCGGTTCCTGGGTCAGGTGGTTGTGATCCATCGAGGGCTGGGTCAGAAGGGGGTAATCCATCGATAGCTGGGTCAGAGGAAGAACATTGGGCATTGATTACTACATTTGATCCTGGACACTTTTCTTTAAAGTTTTTATCAAATTCAAGTACATAGTATATTTTGTTATTTTTGTTTATATTCCAATCAGTATCGGACCAATTATTCGGACTAAATTCTAATAGAACATTTCCATTTTCTTGACTATTTTGAGGACCTTTAATGGATTGTATTTTAGGTTGAATATAACATGATTTATTTTCATTTGTATTTTCATTTCCGGTTATACTAAAACTGGCACCCATAATATATATATATTATATATTTTAATAAATTTATATTTCTTTATATTGTCCATCCTCATCAGGATCATCTAAACCTTCATCTTCTCTATCCTCATCAATTTGACTGAAACCTTCATCTTGTTCCATTTCTTCTGATGTTTTTTGGTCATGTTGCATTCGAAGTAATATATTTGGATCTTCCCTTTCCATCATTTCTAACATTGTTGGGTCACTATTGAATAGTTCTTTGAGTCGATCAATTCTTTCACTTTCGGTTTGTGTTTTATAATCTTCTGTTTTTGTATTTTCTAAATTGGTGTTTGATTTATCTTTAAACCAGCTAATTACTCCAATTTTTTGAAGTTCTGTTGTTACTCCTCTATCTTCTGCTGTTTTGGATTCAAGGTCATTAATTATACTTTGTTTTTCTTGTTCTTTTTGACGACTTATTTTTTCTGAAATTAATTCTGTTTGATTAATCCATCCAGTATCAAAGAATTCTTGGATATAATGGATTAATAAATCAAAAGTTAAATGAGTACATACTTTAATTAATTCATTATTTTCCATTCTATCTTGTTCTTCTAGAGATGAAAATAAATCATTTGCTTCTCTTGAATTATCAGAATTAATATCCTTTAAGGAATCAATATAATCTATTATTTTTGAGAAGATAAATAAGAAGGTAAATTTTTTAAAGATATTACTATAATTTTCTGTATATTCAGTTTTATCATCTCCATTTAAATTTTCTATACCTCCCTTATAGTATTCGTTAATATATGAAAGTAAACCTCTTATACAAGTAGAGTATTTATCTTCTTTTGTATATTTATAGAAGCCTTCGTATGTTGTATATTTTTTATCAATGAAGATATCATCATGTATTAGGAACTCATTATTATTTATAAAATCTTGAATATATTTCTGATTCGTTTCACTTATTTTCCATTGAGGAGGTATATGATCATGGAATACTGTTCCAATATTATATTCTTTTGATGAAGATAATCTTCCAAGTATGTATTTAATACTATAAACATTAGTATCTAATGTATTTGTATCTTCTAAAAATTTACTTAGTAAGGGGGCGATTCCATCAAAAGATTTAGTTGGGGTTCTATTTACATGGGATTTGTCTAAATTTTCTTCTTCATATGAAGTATTTAAGAATTGTATAATTTTAGCAATAATATCATTATTATAATTTAACATCATATTAAATAATCTTCTATATTCTTTAGATAGTACATCTTTATCTTGTATAGTGATTAAATCACTTAATCCTTGAAATAGTTCATATGTTTCATCCATAGAATATTTTGTTAGATTATTATCTTTAATAAAATTATGTATCCTTGATTCTATGAGATAATTATCTTCTTGATAATCATTTAATTTTAATGTTTTTGATTTTATTTTATAATCAAGTATCATTTCAAAATTTTCTTTATTTTCTGGGATCTTTTTAAAGCATGTAGCATCCCTTTCAACCGACGGGTCAGCAAGGAGGTTAACTATAAAATCATCGATACTATATCTTTCGTTAATTTCTCCATTTTCATCAAAACAGTAATTTTTTAAGATGTGTTTTACAATATTAACGGGTTGAAGGTCTGAATTGGAGTCTTTTTCTTCTTTGGGTTCATAGTTTAATAGTTCATCAAAATTTTCCGAGGGATATACATTAGGGGGTTTATATGAATAATTTCTTTTTGAGTGACCATTTAATAGCATTCCATTCCAATTATTAAAATGGATATGGATATATGTATTAATTGTTGATTTTTCATTTAAATTTTTATTTTTGAAATAATCAGTGATTTCTATAATGAATACTCTTTTTAATTCGGTAAAGTCTACATAATCTAATTCTTTTTTATCTTTATTCCATCCGGCTGTAATTAATATATTTTCTATCATAGTTGAATCTTCGATAGTATTTATGAAATTATTTATTAAGAGATTAAGTATGGGTTTTGGTTCAGTTTTTCCATGGAGGTGGACACAATAATTAAATAATCTTTCATAGGCTTCATTTTTTAGAATATCTGAATATGGGATATCATAGTATTTATATTTGGGTAGTAAGTAAGCATCTTCAATAGATTGTATACTTGATATATTTTCATATTTTATATCGCTACCTGATTTTAGTAAATGAGTTTGAATTACATTTATTTGTTCCGATACTTTTTCATTAATAGAAATAACTGTATCATTATCAGGAAGAGGTCTATAAGATGACCAATTTTCTTTTAAGTATACAGAAATACCTATATTATTTCTTATGTTATAATAATTTTTAAGTTTTATCCGAGCATTTGAATCTCTGAGTAAATATGATGCTGAGAATAAGAATTGTTCTTTAAAGTTTGTAATGTCTTGATATTTTGTTTTTTCATTAAGGAAAGTATTTATATTTTTCCAGAATTTACTTTTATTTGATGAAGAAATTTTATTAAATATATCTATCATTAGTTCAATGGTGTCCATTGATAATTTTTCATGAATAGTATGTTTTTCTTTATTCCATTTTGTATTTATAAATAGTTCTGGGTCCCATAAATATATATTTTCTTTAGTTTTGATTGAATAAGGCGGATTTGATGTTTGAATGTGGAATAAAATAAAAAATGTGATTATAAATAGCTCATTACAATCTTTTAAATATTCTTTAAAATTTGTTAATTCTTTTTCTTTATTTTTTTTATTTTCTTTATTTTTATTTTGGTCTTCTTTTGTTCTAATTTGTTTAATAATTGGATATTTTTCTTTAATTTCTTTATATAATGGGTGCTTTTTCTCAAATTCATTATCATTGTAACGTATATCAGTTAATTCATCATGATTTACTAATTGAATATAGTCTACGATAGATTGTTTATCAATGTAATTTAATTGAATACTTAAAAGAGAAGAAATTTTACTAATTCTTTTTTTGATATTTATTTCTTTTTCAGAAAGAGCTTTTAGTTCTTCGTCATTTGTTATTAATTCTTCTCTACTATTGATCGGCGCACCTTCGTCTCCAAAACCTTCCAATGTTGAAAAGTCTTCATGGCATAAGTATTCTCCACATACTTGACATGAGACCATTCCATTATTTGCTGGACCACCAAAATTATTAAGTAGTATACTATGGTAACTGGGGTCTTTATGTATTTTTGTGCTGTATAGGTAATGTTTACATAGTAATTGTTTATCGGAGTCTTTTTGATATAAATAATTTGGATTTTCGTCTTTTGTCAATGCTTCTCTTGAATATTTTTTAATAAGTCTTTCAATATAGTTATTTTTAATGGGGAGAATGAATAATGAGAAGATATAATCTTTGGCTAATTTTATTTTTTCATCCGTCGAGAAAATTACATTTTTCTTTTTGATATTCTTTATTACTTTTCTTTTAACAATTTGATTGTAATTTTTAATATATTCTTTAATATTGTCTTTAATTATTCCTTGAATAGCTTTTTTGTTTTCTTGATCTAATGAACCATATGTTAATCCGTACGGGTATAATAATTTTGCAAAATCAGTAAGATTAAATATATTATTCATAAGTTTTTTAGGGATTGAATTTATAATATCCGTTATAGATGGAAAGTTATTTGTTAAAACCTCCTGTATATTTTGAGTTTCAACTGTATCATTGAAGATATAAGCATGAAAAGCTTCATTCCAGAAATCATCTTTAATAGTATCAGTTCCTATTATGTGTGGTATTACTGAATTATGGTTAAATCGTGATTTTAATGAACGGTAAGAGTATTTATAATCTGATAATTGACATGATTCTATGAGATTAAATAAATCATTATTTTTATATGTAATATTCAGGAAATTATAGGGTATCGTATAGAATCCTGATAGAGTTAGTTCTTCTTCGGGACGTATTACTTCAAATAACGTTTTATAGTCTTTCATTTTAGCAATGATAAGTGCTTCTCTTGTTTTATTTATTTCTAAGTTATAATCATCTATAATTCCGTGACAAGGTTCTTTATCTGAACAATGTCTTATATAATGACCATTATAAGGTATTAATGTTTTATCTGATGAATTGATATAAGGTGAATAGTTATCAAGGAGTTGTGTAGATATTTTATATGTTTTATTTGAATCATTATCATTGAATAATTTTACTTTTTCTAAAAATTCTTCTTCATAGATTAAATTTTTAATATCATCATATTCAGTTTTATCTTCTTCGTCTTCTTTATATAGTTTTTTAATATTACTTATAATAGGGATAATCCAATTTGGGAATTCAATATTATTTTCTTGTATCATTTTTTTAATAAATGGATGGATACTTTGATCTTTTATTTCTTTTTTGTTTCTATTTTCATCATACATAAATAAGAATGTATCAGCATAATTACATATTTTTTTAATTAATGTTTCATTATTATAAGCTTTAAAAAGTGAAATCATTTCACTTATAAAGTCTTCTTTTCTTTCTTGTATTGAATATTTTCTATCTTTAATTTCATCAACATATAGTTCTATTTCAGGATATATATTTTTGGTAATTAATAGATCTTCTTCATCTAAATCTTGGAGATCAAATTCTTCTACTTTTTCAATATCAATAATTTCATACTCATCTGTTTTTAGTATTATTCTATTTGTTTTATCTTCTAATTGAATTGTAATGTCGTTTTGTTCTTCATCAATTAAAGATAATTTGTGTTGATCTTCATTAATTTCTTTAACAGTGAGTAATTTATCAACAATTTCATCTTCTTCTTTAAAAAGTATAATATAGAGGTCTTCTTCATATATTTTTTTATCAAATATTTCTTTTTCTCGTTTTTTGAAAACTAGATTATTTCCTGTATCATCCTCATCATCGTCATCATTAATAACAAATTCTTCATCTATATCTTCATCGACATCTTCTTCGTCGAGGGGTTTTATTGGTGATGGGGAAGAAGGTGTTTTTTCTATCCATTCTTCTTCTCCGTCAATTGTATTTGCTATAAATCCTTCTTCTAATTCTTCTAATTCTTCTAATTCTTCTAATTCTTCTAATCCTTTTTCTTTTTCTTTTTCTTCTTGTATGAAGCCTTCTTCGAATGGTTCCGGGGGAGGGGTATAATCATCTTTAATGGTTATTTTTTTTATATCTTCTCTTTTTTCTAATTCTTCATCGATAAGACCATCTATAACAGAATTTTTTCCTTTAAAACTTTTTAATTCATTTATATCTTCTGTTTCTTTTATAAGTTTATCCCAGTAGTCAAAATCTATCTCTTCGCTTTCTTCTGACGCCATATTACTTATATATATTAAATTAATATTTAAAAAATTAGAACATAGTATAATTAATTATAAATGGAACTTCAAAATTTTATTCAGAATAATGATTATATAAGTGAATTTAAAAAACTAAAGTTAAGTTTTAGAAAGTATTCTAAATTGGGGTTACTTATTGTGAAGATATATCAAAATAATAATTGTGATTACGAAACTTATCCATGGATGAAGTATTGTCGTGGTGCTGTAATTGATATTATTAATCATAAATTAGTATGTATTCCCCCTATGAAAAGTGAAGAAAAAGAAGACTTAGATGAGATAATAGATGGTTATGATTCTGGGTTGGAATATCAGCCTTTAGTTGATGGAACGATGATAAATGTATTTTATCATAATGATGAATGGTTCGTATCAACGCGAAGTAATATTGGTGCTACGAATTCTTGGGATGGAAAAATTTCATTTAATAGGATGTTTGAAGAAGTGGTTGGGAAGGAGTTCTATTCTAATTTAGATAAAGGGTGTTGTTATTCATTTGTTTTGCAGCATACTAAGAATAGGATTATTTCTCCAATTGAAGAAAATAAAGTATATCTTGTTGAAAAATATAAATTGGGGGAAAAGATTGAAAGATGTGTTGAATTTGAAGAAATAGTATCAATTGAAAATATTTTTTCTTTTGATTCTACTTATTTGAAAAATTATACAGGGGATTTATTTTTTTCAATTAAAGGTTTTACAATTAAAGGGGATGGTGTGAGGTATAAGTGGATAAATCCAAATTATAAGTATGTTGAAGGTATAAAGATGAATAACAATAATAAGTTTTTAAGCTATATGGAACTTCGACAAAAGTGGTTATTAAATGAGTATTTGTGTTATTTTCCTGAAGAACGTCATTTATTTAATAGTTATAGAGATAAAATAACATATGTTAAAGATTTAATATATTCTTCATATGTTAGATATAGAATTAAGAAAGAAATCGATATAAAAGAGGTTGAATATTGTTTAAGACCAATCATGGGAGAATTACATGATTTTTACAAAAAAAACAGTGTAAAGATTACACAAAAATATGTGAGTCGTTTTGTGAATAATTTAGATGGTAAAAAGTTAATTTTTATTATAAATCGTATAACTGATTCAAAGGTTTAAAACAGCTTCTTTTTTGATATTGGAGTAAATAATGATTAAGTTTTCACATGTTTCTTGGAATGTTTGAATAAGGGCATTAAGTTTCTTTTGATTATCTGATTTGCTTATTTTATTATTTGGATTAAAGGTAAGGTAAAATTCAATTGTATTTTCTAGTGGATGTGTTTTTTTATATCCACATAGAGATGGTATTGAATCATCATCAATTACATATAGAGATATATGGGATTGAATTATATTTCCAATTGTATCATCAAAACCTTCAACAATTAGATGATATGTATTTTCGTTAATGTCTAGTGAAAATATATTTTCTTCATCTGACGATAATTTTGGAAGTTCATCTTTAAATAGAGTTAGTTGATCAATGAGTATTTCATTTGCTTCTATAAATAATTCTTTTGAATTGTAATAATGTACAGAATCTATCATAAAGGTGTACCAGTAAGGTTCGCAATTTGTATCCCTATAGAAGTATCTTTCACTTTCACTTATAGTTAATTCTTTGATATATTTTTCTTCTTTTTCTTCTGGTATTTCATTTACTTTAATTTTTTCTTGAATAATTTTTTGAAAAAGTTCTGGGTTATGTTTAAATTTATAAGTTGATTTAGAGACAGCTTGCCACCTTGAATCTTCGTATGCTGTTGAAATTCGTGGAACACCATATAATTCAAGTCCTTGAACGGATGATGAACTAACTGATTTTAGTTCAGTAATAATGCTATAATTTTTAGTATCCTTAAAGGTAAATGGTCTAAACATGGTTTCTTTATTTTCATCTGATAATTCTTCTTTTTCATAATTATTGATATCAATATCTTTAAGGGTATCGGGGTCTATATCTTTTTTAAGTTTAAAAATTTGAAAGTCTTTACATGTAATTAGTTTTAATGGATTTTCTGAACTACTTTCAACATTTAGTTTAAATAAGAATGATTTATTGTATTCTTTGGGATTAATATATAGTGGAATTAGAGCAATACGATGTAAAAGATATTCACTATGAAGGGATGTTGTATTTTTCTTTACAATTATATCTGAACTATCTATTGATGTTCTAAAACCGACTGTATTTATACTGGATAATAGTGTCCGTCTTAAAGAATTGATTATACTTTTATGAAGACCTGTAATGTTGTTACCTTTTATATCAAATACTATGTTATTGTGGGACGTAGTCTCTTCTGTATTTAGTTCTATACTTATTTCATGATCCATAATTAGTTAATTAATATATACTAATAAATAAAAATCAAATTTTAAATATTTTAAGTTTAATAATTTAAGTTTAATAATTTAAGTTTAATAATTTAAGTTAAATATTAAGTTAAATTATTATATTTATTTTTTATAACTAAATAAATGAGTAGTGAAACTGTAATTTATATTAGTAAAAGATGTCCATATTGTCGAGAATTATTAGTTAAGATTCAACAAAGGGAAGATATAAAAGGAACTGTAAAAATATCATCGATAGACGATGAGCCATTTCCAAATATTATTAAGAATGTTCCATCAATGGTTTCCGAAGGTGTTTTGTATAATGCCGAGGAAATATTCCGTATGTTGGCCGAAAGTGAACAACAACAACAACAACAACAGCAACAGCAACAACAACCAAGCGAAGGATCAAAATCTTCGGAAGATGATATGTATTCTGGATATTGTGAAAATGGTTCATGTTTAGCATTTTCTTCTTTAGACGAATCTCCGCAGTCAGATGGAGAATATACGGGACAATTTGCTCCATTGGATCATAGTCCTAATTCTGTGGATGTTTCTGAAGATGGTTATAAGAAATCATCGGGGATTGATAATGAGTATGAAAGGATGATGAAGGAGAGGGGGGAATTAAATAATAATCAACAGATAAGATAAAATGCGTCAGAATATATTTAAAATAAAATAATAATAATAATAACAATGTCGGATAATAGAAATAAATTGTTTAAGTCAATGGTTACTGATATTATCAAAGTGTTCCCTGAATATACAAAAAGATTATTAAGTTATTATAAGAATACTTTACAGAATGAGGGAAATGATATTGATGAACGATTAAAAGAATTTTTAAAAAATGTAAATGAAATAAGTGATTCTATTGTTGACGATAATTTTTCTGTATTTGACTCGGACCCTATTTTACTTCAGAATGTTTCTTTTAAATTAATATGGAATAGTGAAATATCTGAGGATACTAAAAGTAAGATATGGAAATATTTACAGACATTTTGTATTCTTTCAATAAATGAAAAGTCAAATGATAAAATTAATGATGTAATTAAATCGATTGAATCAAATGAAAAAGTGAAAGATAAAGAAACATTGAAAGATATAAAAAAATTAAAGAAATTAAATAAGTCACTTGAAAATGATGGAGCATTAGATAAGCTAATTGATGAAAAAATAAAGAATGAAGAAAATAAAACTAAAGATGAAGTAAGTCCAAGTCAATTACAGGGGATGGAGCAGATGGAATCAATGTTTAAGGATACCGGAATAGGTAAAATCGCAAAGGACATTACAAGTGAGTTAAATATTGAAGAAATGATAGAAAATGGTGGGGGAATCGAAGATATTTTTAAAGGAGAAAATATGGGAAATATAATTCAAAGTATTAGTCAAAAAATCGGATCTGAAGATTTACAATCGGGAAATTTGGTAAATGAGGCTACAAATATTTGTGCTTCAATGAAAGGGAATCCATTATTTTCATCTTTAATGGGTAATATGGGTGATTTGGGTAATATAAAGTCTGTTCCAATTAACAAAGAATCTTCCCCAAATAAAAATATAGGGGATTTAAATGTTGAAAAAATAGATTAAATTTTTTTTTTATAATATATTAATATTATATATGACACCTTTATGGACAGAAAACATATCTATCTTATACGAAAAAAGATATATTTTTGAAGTATTACCGAATAAGAACTTTGATTTTAATCGTAAATTGAATAGTTTATTAAGATTATCGATATATTATACAATAATTATGTATCTATTGGACAGATCAAATACAAATAATTTATTTATACCTGTTATTGTTGCTGCTATTACATTCGTATTAAAAAAATTTTATAAGAATAAAGTTATTGAAGGAAATACTTTAGAAGTAATTAATGCGGGGGAAACTATTATTGATAAAGAAATAAATAATATAAATAATGATGGATGCCGTGTATCTACTGAGAATAATCCATTTATGAATCCACCATTATTTGGTGAAAAAAATTTGAGTTCTTGTCAATCTTATAATAATAAAGATGTTCAAAGGGAGATAGAAAACAATTTTAATAAGGATTTATATAAAGATGCGAATGATATATTTGGTAAAAATAATTCCCAAAGACAGTTTTATTCTGTCCCTGGAAAATCGGTTCCAAATGATCAAGACGCATTTGCTAAATGGTTATATTCTACTCCTCCAACATGTAAAGAGGGGAATGGTATACAATGTTCTGCTTTATCTGCTGAATATAGGGGGACCGGCGTTGGATTGGCTCAAGGTCCGTCGGGTCCATAATAAAAGGTTAATCTAAAAATAAAATATATTTTCATAATATAAATGACTGAAGTTGAAAATACAAATGCTTTTTTGAGTGGGTATCATGGGGGATTAAAATCCGACGTCCCTGTTAAGCAGTTACAGAAATGTTCTGAAAATACAATTGATCCTAATTTTTCATTGGACAATACAACATCATTAAATTCTGATCCAGCCACAGTTTTATTGGAAATTCAACAATCGACGGGTGTTGGAAATTATCATTTAGACAATATGTATGGTTGTGATTGTGGATTGGAAAAAGCAAGGGAAGTTCAATTAAAACAGCCAACAATTAATTTAAATGGTGGTAAAGGATGGATTGGTGAAAAGGGATGTTTAGTTGAAAAAGATTCTCAATTAAGATTTTCTGGTTTAACAAATAAGAAGTATATTAATCAATTTAGAAATATGCAGAATCAGGGTTTCTTTGGTAGAGGTTCATTTGCTGTTGACACAGAGTCTATTTTAAGAGATAGTCAGATAACTAAAGTTGATAGACCTTGTAATGTGCTTTCTGGATCATCAACATTACCATTTTCAATTACACCTATGATTAAGAAACTTGAAAACGAAGTTCAAGACCCTAAGAATATTATTCCTGAAGATTCTATGGACTCATGGATAAGAGGTGGAATTCCATCAAGACAAATTGCTAGAAATATTGATTATTTAAAAAGATGTAATGAAAAAAAACAATAAATTAAAATAATTTATAATATATATATTATAAATGACTACGTATGCGGAATTTCAGAATAACTTAGAAAAAGATGCTATAACTCAATCTGTTTCTCCGGGTTTATATCATATGAATACAATTCAAAAAGAAGCAAAAGGCGTATATCCGTGGGCTCCAACGATCCGTTTACAGAAGGTCGGGGCTTCTATTGTTGATGATAAGAATTTGGTTGATGTTGATTCTGAATTAATGGGTATAAACCGTATTCAAACTAAAAATTTTCAATTTAAACATAAACCAGACGAGCATAAAAAAGTTAATTATTTACATTTAAAAGATGGATTATTTCATGAAGAAAGTACACTTTTGACTAATCCTCCATCCACTTTAAGGGGTATGGCTAAAAATCGATGGATAAATGTTCATTTACAGCCACAGGATAATGTAATTGAACCATTTCCGAGAAATGGATCTGATACATATTTAAACTTAGTAGATACATTTAAAGAGTGTTAAATTTGAAAATTATATTTTATATTTTAATATTTTTAAAGTATGTTCTTTTATCTAGAATGGATAGATAAGAGACCTGATAAAATTTTAATAGTTGATGAACTTCCAACATGTAAAGAAATTAATTATAAAGAAACATTTAATATTGACAAGAAAGAATTTATAATTTGTGGAAATATAAATGATAAATTTATAAATTATTATCCACCGTGTAAATTACATTATAAAAAAAATCAATATTTATCATCCCATTTACAAAAATGTATAAGAAGAATGAACGATATAAAATCTGTTCAAACAGCAAAACATTTTATAGATTTAGATTTAATATCATTCCTCAGAAGATTACCTATTATCATGTTAGAAGATGTAACTATCCATTCTTCTATTTCCATAATCATTTGGTTAATGATAGCTGTTGGTAAAGGTTTTCATATTAAACTTGAGATGATAAAATGGTTGTTAGGAGTTGTTTATTATTTATCAAATTATAAAAATTGTACTCAATATTCTTCTGATGATATTCAAGAATCGAACATTGATTATTGTCTTGAAAAAAAAAATATATTATATCCATTAAGGTTTAGAAAACGATATGGGGGGATGAAAGGTGATATGAATATGATTGAATACTATATTAAATTATTAATAAACGATAAAATTTCAATACAAGAAGATAAGATACCAATTATAAAATTAAAGATGGAACCTTTAAAATATAAAGAATGGATATATCAAGCAAACGATTTCCATTGTAATCGTTCTATTATAAGTCAAATTCGAAAATATCATCCGAAAATAAAAGATGAACGAATTAAAGAACTTATATGGATATTTAGTTCATCTATAAATAAAAGAAGATTTAGAGATGATTATCTAGATAATGATATTAAAGAATGGTTAATGATAAAAAAATATGTTAAGTATGTACAGAAAAATTGTAAATTTTATTAAAAATAATTTAAGATTAAAATAGTTTATTATATGAAATATGGAAGAATTATTTTATTTAACCGATAATATTTTTATTAAAGATAATAAATATTATTATGAAAAGATGAATAAAATTAATGTTATAAAAAATCATAATTGGCACCATTTACTAAGGGAATATGGTTGGGAAAAATTAAATAAGTTTTGGATTAAAACATTAAATAAATTATCAGGTGAAAAGTGTAATAATTCTTTATTTGGGGTACTTGAGTGTGGATCAGATGGAGATTGTTTATTTAATTGTATAAGTTATGCTATTAAAAGAATAGAAGATGAAACATATGATTCAAAAGTTTTAAGAAAAGAATTATCTGAATTTATTAATAATGAAAGATTTAATAGTTTAATGGAAACATATAAAATAACCAAAATTAGTGGAGAATTTTATGAAGATTGGGATCCTGAAACAATAACAATTGATAAATTTAAAGAAATATTAAGGATCGGAGGTAATGATTATTGGGGAGATTTCTTAATTTTACAATTATTAAAAGAATATTTAGATATCAATATAATTGTCTTATATAATAATGATATAACACAAGAATATTATTATTATCCTTTATTGTATGAATATAATGATAAATTAAAAACAGTTGTTTTACTTTATGAGGATGAAATGCATTTTCGATTAATTGGTCATTTCAATGAGAATCGGATGAATACATTTTTTTGTAAAAATAATATTCCTCATGAACTTTTAAAATTAATTAATTATTTGAGATAAAATATATTATATTTTTATATATAGAAGTATTAAATGGAGGCATTAGTTTTAATGGGAATAATCGGTGTTGGTTACTTAGCCAATGAACAAAATGAAAACAAAAATCCTGTAGATGTTGCTGTTAGTAAAGAAGTAAATTATCCAAGTGATAATAATGTATATGATTCAACTCATTATAATGAAGTTGAAAATGAAATTAAATTAAAAATAGAAGAATCATATGAGAAATCAAAGGATCCTTCTTCGAATGTAGTAAATAATCAAAAAATAGATGAATATAATCTAAAAGATAATTTAGGGAATTATACATATAGTAATGCTGCTGGTGGATACATTGAAAATGAAGAGTTTATGTCAAATAATCAAGGTGTTAAGATGGAACCATTTTTTAGTAGTGCCCCTACAACAATCAATTTAGATGATTCAAGAAGATTAGATATGCATCAGGGGGATTCGGGATTTTATAAGGAAAAAAGGGAAATTGGTAGTTTTTTTGAACCCCAAAAAGGTTTAACAAATATAAATGGGAATGAGTTTGGAGAATATATTGGAGATAAAAATAGATATCTAAGTGGAAATACACGGCAAAATGAATTACCTTTTGAACAAGAACGGGTATCCCATATTGATGTTAAAAGTAATCTTAATGGAGATATAAATCGGGCTATTGCCGAAAAGACAAATGTCGACGCATTGCGAGCTAAGTCTAATCCTAAATTAACATATGAAGGTAAAGTCTTAAAGGGTAGATCTGTTGCTGAAGAAAGAGGTAAATTGGGGGAAGTATTTCAACATAATCCAGATAAATTTTATAAGAATAATCCAGATAAATGGTTTGTAACTACAGGGGCTTATTTAGAAAAATCCGAACGTCCGGAACAATTAGTAAAAGATACATTTAGGTCTAAATTTAATAGTCAACAAGTTGGTTCTGCTGCTCCAGCTAGTACAGAAGCACATGAAAATAGACCAAGTTTTAGAAAACCATTAAAATTACAATTGGGGACGGATACAGTTAGAAATCCGGGAGCAAATGTATTTGGAAGTGGTACAGACATACAACAGGAAGGATATAGAAATATTCCAAATGAACGCGATGTAACTACATTAAGAAGGTATGATGGTAATTTAACTACAGGGGTAGATTCGTCTACAATGGGAATTCAGGATGAAATTAAACGAACCGTTAGAGAGTCAACACAATATACGAAGAATAATGGCAATGTTAATAATACAGTAATTAACCATACCACTGGTTTAATGGATGGTCTTAAGGTTACTAAGAAGCAAACTACAGTAAATTCTCAGAATAATGGTTATATTAAGGGAGGTCTTGATAATCCGACTTTAGGATATGAGAAACCAGAACCGACAACAAAAGACTCTACAATATTCTCTTACACTGGTGGAGGAGGCGCAAGTGTATTGGGTGATATGAATAAAGAAAATTATAACAATGCTGAAACTAACCCTACTAAAGAAATTATTTCACAAGGAAGAACACCGACAATTAATAATACTAAGATATCAAATGGTATGGATACTGTAAATGTTGATATTAAGAAGATTGAGGGAGATTATATGAATTATCGTGAAAATGGCTTAGAAAAAGTCTATCAAGAAATACCTTCAGATAATACATGTGAAGTAACAACAATGAAAGATCGATTAGATGATTATTCCATTTCTGATCGCATTGATCCTAATTTATTAAATCCATTTAGGGATAATCCATATACAAAACCATTAGATTCATTTGCTTATTAAATTTTTTTTTATATTATTAGATTTTTATTATTAAATTTTTTATATTAAAAAATATAAAATGGAAAATAAGGATACAGATTATATAGATGGAGATGCGGATGATTTCACTATTTTTTTATTTTCAAATGAACCTAAAGGAAAAAATACAATTAAATTGGAGTTAAATAATCCTGGACCAGGTGTTAAAATACCTTTACACATTTTTCAAGAATTATTGATGATTTTTACATCTGGTATGAAATATTTATTTAGTAATGGGACAGGTACATTAAATATTGATGATATAACAGATGAAAATATTAAATTGATGAATAAATATTTTATGAGTATTGGTTTTATTATAATAGTCGAGATATTTACAATTGAAGAGTATTTAAGTAATATGAAATTGCCGAATTACTTTCATAAAAAAGAGTTAATTAAAGATGATACACATATAAAAGATATATATTATGAAATGACTTCAAGTGGACAAATTTATAGAATTTCTTTTAATTTTTTAAAATGAATGTGATTTATTTAAAGTATAGTTTAATAAATAATAATAAATTATATATATAAATGGGCGGGGGAACATTACAATTAGTTGCTTATGGTGGTCAAGATATACATATAATTGGAAATCCTGAAATGTCATTTTTTAAATCTGTTTATAGGCGCCATACTAATTTTGCTATGGAATGTATTAAACAACCTATGTTGGGTCCTATTCGTTCTGAAGCATTTAAAGCCTCATTTAAATTAGGACGGGATGGAGATTTAATAAATAAGATGCATTTACAAATAAAATTACCAGAACAAAAAAATTTATTATTAACGAAAGGTCAAGGATCTACTGGTCACACAGCAGAAATTAAAACTGATGTTTTATCACATATAGAAATAAAAGAAAAAGGACAAGGTTATATATATGGTGCGACTATTAAAGTTAATAACAAAACGGATATTGCATCCGCCATAATTGATAAGAATAATAGAATTGGAAAAATACTTATTAATGATAGAAGTGATCCATATGATCAGGGGGCAACCGTAATTATTGAAGGGAATTGTAATCCAACTTTAAAAACAGGGGATACGGTTAATGATGATAATTTACCTAAATATGGTTCTGGAGCAAAAGCAGTAGCAATTATAAGTTCGAGAGGGTTTCATTCTACTAATATAGGGGCCGCATCAGGTAAATTTTATAGAGAACCAGTAGCAACGGTGACGCCGAACGGCGTAGAGATCACCGCTGCGGTGTTAGAAGTAATTGTAGGTAATAATGATGGAGATATTATCGCTATTAATATATTAAGGTCTGGGGAATATGGCAGTGATACCGACAGCGGAACGATAGTAATAGATGAAAAATATAATACTGAAGGATCTATTTTAGCAAATATATCTGCATCGTCTTCCTCGGGTTCAGAAAGAGAAAACGCATGGATTAGTTATCAAAATCAACCGGCCTATTGTTATATTAAAGATATTGAACTAAATATAGGGGGACAAATAATAGACAAACATACAGGACAATATTATGATATTTATGATGAATTTTATAATAAAGATCCTGAAAATATGGACTATATAACTGGAAAAAACAAAATAGTTGGTCAATGGCCTCCAAAAGATAAAATTATGGGTAATATCCCTACATTAGTTCCAAGGGAAATTGATTTATTTGTCCCTCTTAAATTTTGGTTTACAAAAAACATAGGGCAATCATTACCCATGATCGCATTACAGTATCATGATGTTAATATTGATATAAATTTTAGAGATTTAAGGGAGATTATGGTATGGAATGCTGGGAAAGTGACCCCCACCACTAACGCTAACGATAGTGCTGTAATTTACCATTTAGACTTCTCTGATATAGAAAGAAAAAGAATTAATTCTAGAGAAATAATAAAACCTGAAATTGAATTATGGGCTAATTATATTTACCTTGATACAGATGAAAGAAAAAGATTTGCCAAATCTGGACATGAATATTTAATTGAACAAGTACAAATTATAAAAGATAGATATAGACAAAATGTAAATATTCCTTTTAATCATTCAGTTAAGACATTATTTTGGACCATACAAGGTATAAACTGTTCGGTTGAAGATAAAATGTTTAATAATTGTAGGCACGAATTATCAAATGATACTGTTAGTAATAACTGGCAAAAAAAAAAATTATATACTCCTGATATTCCCACGTCGGATGAGAATGCCACGGAGATTTATATTACATCAAAGGACGGGGATGCGATAAAAGACTGGTTAACGGATGACAACGGTGTCGACGGATCTCCTACCGACTATACTATTGTTAGTAATTATGAGAATGGATTTACTCAAAATAATAATTATTTATTTTATAATTCTCATCGAGAAGATATAAATAAATCATATTTGAATTATTTAGAAAAAGCAGAACATTTTAAAACTTGTAAAATTATTATGAATGGTATTGATAGAATACAACCACAAAAATCGATATATTTTAGAACTATTCAACCCGAAGAGTGTGGATTGAGGGTTCCAAAAAAAAATCTTCATATGTATTCATTTGCTTTAGAACCTTTAAAACATCAACCGACAGGAACTTGTAATTTCTCTAAATTAGATTCTGCACAATTAGAATTTGATGGAGAACAAAATTATGCGAATTATAATATAATTGTATATGCTCAAAATTATAATATTTTAAGAATAATGGAAGGAATGGGGGGATTATTATATAATAGTTAA